ATGAAGCTCACCGCACGTCAGGTAAGCACCGCCAAACCTCAGGACAAGCCCTATAAACTCTCTGACGGGGGCGGAATGTATCTGCTGGTTAACCCAAATGGTTCTCGATACTGGCGACTCAAATATCGTTATGCCGGTAAAGAGAAGTTGCTGGCTCTTGGTGTATACCCTGATGTCACTCTAGCTGATGCGCGCGATAAACGTAATGAGGCAAAACGTGTCATTGCAGCTGGCAGCGATCCATCTGATGTGAAGCAGGCCATCAAAAACGCCAAGGCTTTAGCAATGCAGAACAGCTTTGAACTTATTGCTGTTGAATGGCATAAACATAAAAAACCTAACTGGTCATCTGGTTATGCCGACGACATCCTTGAGTCGCTCAGGAAAGATATTTTCCCTTATATCGGCAAGCGTGCCATTACGGATATCAAGCCTGTAGATATGCTGGCCGTTCTGAAGAAGCTGGAAGAAAGGGGCGTACTGGATAAGCTCAAGAAGATACGACAGGCCTGTAAGCAAATTTTCACATACGCAATCATTACCGGGCGTGCAGAGTTCAATCCAGTTGCGGATCTGGCGGGTGCGCTCAAACCACCGAAGCAACAACACTATCCTCATTTACAGCGCGATGAACTTGGCGGATTTATTGAAGCTCTTATGGATTATAGCGGTAGTAAAATCACCCGGACCGCTACCTTCCTGTTGATGTACACCGGTGTCCGTACTATTGAATTACGTGCCGCAGAGTGGAAGGAATTCGACTTTTCAAATGATCTCTGGCAGATACCTAAAGAGCGTATGAAGATGCGCCGTCCTCACCTGGTACCTCTTTCGAGACAGGTGAAAGCGATGCTCCTGGAGGTTAAGAGCATTACCGGGCGCGGTAAATATGTTTTCCCCGGGCGTAATGACGCCGGCAAGCCGATGAGTGAGGCCAGTATCAACCAGGTCATCAAGCGAGTAGGGTACGACGGCAGGGCAACAGGCCATGGCTTCCGGCATACCATGAGCACCATTCTGCATGAACAGGGTTTTAATACGGCCTGGATTGAAGCCCAGCTCGCACATGCCGACAAGAATACTATTCGTGGGACGTACAACCATGCGCAGTATCTGGAGGGGCGCAGGGAGATGGTACAGTGGTATGCTGATTTCCTGGCGACGTTATAGATGCTTCAGACAGTACTACCTGATAAAACACCAGGTATTGCACAAGCTGATGATGATCTAAGATTTGTCCTAACTGGGTGAATTTTGTGCATTACAAGGATACGTAATGAAATTTGCTTTAGGTGTAATCGCTCTCTGTATAGCTATGTGGTATGTGCTTTGTGACATGTGGTGTGCATTGCCAGTAAGGTAATACGTGTTGGCTTCTGTAGTGGCCTGAATGGCGTTTGGTTGATCGGCAAGGTGTTCTGGTCGGCGCATAGCTGGTTATGTCCAGCGGGCGGAAGAGATGTCCGGCATTTGCGTTAGCTTAAGTTTTGCGGCAATTGCCGATAATTTATACACAGCGCGCATTCGACGTTAGATCGGAGCGTTAAATATTCGGGGAAATTAAGAAAAAAGAGGAAGAGATGGAACCAGAATTAACACCTCCGATGCAGTCTCCCTTCGCTAAATGGAAAGGCAAAATCAACCTCGGCGGAGAAGATATTGACTGCTATGTTCTTGACACAGGTGATCGCGTTATTGCGCTACGCGCTACTGTCAAAGCTATTGCTGAAGTAGACTCTGGCGCGCTGGCGGATTATATAGGTGCTAAGTCACTAAAAGATTATATAAACAGTGACTTAATCCTGGAGGAACTTTTAGAGTTTTCAGTTCCAGGCACACAGTTTAAAAGCCAAGGGTTAAAATCAGAACAGTTTGAGCTAATCTGCCGTGGCTATATTCAGGCGCTGTATAGCACAGAATCTTCTCTAACACCCCGCCAACGTCAAATTGCTATTAAATGTGCCGTTCTTTCTTCAGGGCTTACAAGAACTGGACTAGATGCCTTGATAGATGAGGCGACTGGTTATCAGTACGAGCGCGCCGAAGATGCGTTACAAGTGAAGCTGAGAGCCTTTATAGCTGAAGAGTTAAGAGCTTGGGAAAAGACCTTCCCAGATGAGCTTTGGGAAGAGTTTGGCAGACTCACTGGATGGAGCACCCCCTTGCAAACAAGACCCAAATGGTGGGGCAAGCTCGTTATTGAACTGATTTATGACACGCTCGATCCTGATGTGGCTAAATATCTCAGAGAAAACAAACCGGCGGCGGGAGTTCACTGGCATAGGCAACTTACAGAAAATCTTGGTGTACGACAGTTAGTTTCTCGCTGCTGGGAAGTTATTGGCGTAGCTAAAACCTGCGAAACAATGCATGAGCTTCGGAGCCGAGTTGCACATCATTACGGGAAAAAGCCCGTACAGATGACAATGTATCTACCACCAGAAAGCGATAAAAGTGAAGAATAATCCCACCCGGCCACCGCGCCGGGTTTTTATTACCTTACTCATCTTCTTTCGCCAGCAGTCGTTTGATAAATTCCAGCTTCGCTGTCTGCCTGCGCATCTCCAGAAGTTGCAGTGCCTCGTATGCTTCTATTCCGACAAGCTGGCTTTGGTCCAGCTTGTCCAAGTCAGCTTTGAGTAACTCTATTTCGTCATCAGTAATTAGTGGTCTCATGTCATTACCTTTCCATCATGGTTAGCTCTGGTCCCGATTATTTCCTTTCATATGACATTAGTAGTTATGGGGCAGTTCCTATTTCAGGCAGTTACCTGTCACCTTACCTATCATCGCCTTGGATGAATCCAGCCCACCAAAGCCCGAGATAGTTTTGGTCATAAGGACGGTGCCATCTTTCTGAATGACCCACGTTTCCATTGCATGCTTGCCTGGTTCGGTCGTTAATCCCAGGACAACATTGTCGCTGAATGGCCTGTAAATCATGCCGCCTGCATCGAGCCCGTCATACAGAACTGCAGCCCTTTCACCATCAATCACTATGGTGAATTTCCCGTTGAATCCGTCATCAATACGGGAGTATCCCTCTCGTTCACTGTAGCTGGAGCCTTTCACTCCTTCTACTGTCCAGCATGCAGCGTGAACAGATACAGAAAACAACATAGCTACGGCCGCCAACCATTTCATAACTCTTTCCCGAAGCATTGAACAGGCTCTTACTATTGCAAAGGACTTATATGCAAGTAAATCGTTCATGTTGGGCTGAGAGCAATTGTTCCAGTTGTTCCGGTTGTTCCATATACCTTCATTAGTCAGCAACTTGATGTATTCATTGGTTTATATGATTTATATATGGAACAACTCTGGAACAATTTTGAGGGCGTTTGGAACAACCAGATGGGGAATGTTTTTTTGTGTAATAGCTAACATTTTACTGGTTTTGCATACAGTATATTGTGGACATGTAGACCACAGTAGACGATAATTAAATTATATAAAATATAACGGTGCTAGCGCGCACAAGAATGTCTACTGGAAGGTGCTCTTATGGTTAAAAAGGTTACTCCCGGAGAGATTACAGGTTGGCTGAATCTTACTGCTTACTCTAAATTTTACGATCTTACTGTGGAAGAAGTTATTTCTGAAATTGAGTTTAGAGTTATGTTTCTTATAGATTACGATGTTAGTGATGACCCTGAGTTACACTGGAGTAAAATAAGAAAAGGTTTGTTGAATGAAATAAAAAGTGGTTGCATTCTTTCTTCGGAAATATCGAATAAACCATTTGAGTCAGTTATAGATGATGAAAATGATTTGAAAGAAACACCGGAGTTTGTCCATTTTCGAATTAATGGGCGAAATGTTACTTCAAAAAACTATGATCGGCGCCCCATTAACGAAGAACTTTCTAAGGGGGACGCAATAACTCCATTTACACTTGCCGATTTGGTTTCATATCATAAACATTATACCTCCTCAAAGCATATAGAATCTATTGATAATACCCCAGTTGTAAATAATGGGAGGATTTTTTCTTGTGTCAGCGCAGTTGAAGATAGAAGCGAATATTTTGAAGATGAGATCGTCATTAATGTAAATTTAGCATCGTTTACGGACGATGAGTTGATTTCTGAATTTAAGGAATTGCTCAGAGAATGGAGAGAAGAGCTGGATATTGAGGAACCTGAGCCAAATAAACAAAGGGTTGGTATTTCAACTATTAAAAAAATTATTTCATATAGAGTTTTTCCTTTTTTAGACTTAATGCTCTGGGAAATGGTTAATCAGCGGAAAATCAGTCACGAGCTTGCTGCGAGGGTTTTGTATCCACTTGATGGAGACGAGATCGTCGGTGGGCAACAAATCAAAGATAGCATTAGGCCCTTTGTTGAAAGGATCATAATGGACTCAACTCTTCAACAACTTAAATTTTACCTAAAGAAAAATGATTATTTGAAAAATGTGAGACTTTCAGAAGTGATGAAAATCTCCGAAGAACAACGATAGCGAATATTCTGGATTGTGGCATCATTCCTGATGCCACTAAAAATTAATTTCATATCTTTCTGCTGTTTAGATTTTAAAATTCTGAGAATCTCTCGTTGTAGACGTTTACTTACATCAGGAGATAAATCATGGCATCCGCTCTTATTAGGCTTTCAGAAGTTCAGCATCGGACGAGTTACAGTAAAGCCTGGATCTACCGCCTTATGAGCCAGGGTAAATTCCCTTCCTCTATCAAAATTGGTATCCGTGCCATCGCCTTTGTCGAAAGTGAAATTGATGACTGGATTAACCAGCGCATTGAAGAATCCCGTAAGGAGGTTGCCTAATTATGTACACGCAATTTTCAAAACTTGCGTGAGCTTGCAGATACATTCGGTCAGTATCTGATTGTCGCGACTTTCTTCGATTCAATTAACGACAGGTAATTATCCATGAATAAATTAAGTGCCCTTGCTGGCAAGGACTCCTCACACTCCAGGGAAATGTCGGGAGTAATTACTTTCGCTGAACAACCGCGAATGAGTAGCCTCGAAATGGTCGATTATATCAATGCTGATCGTAAAGCAAAGGCTGAATCCGAAGGGCTCGAATTCCCTTGCAAGAAGTATCGTAAGCTTGAACACCGAAGCTTTATGAGTAAGGTCCCGAAAGTGCTTGGTGAAGCAGCTGCAAATTTTTTTGCAACTGCTGTCTACGTTAATGGTACTGGCGGCCAGGTTGAACGCGATATTTATAATTTTCCCAAATCCGAATGAACCGGTTTCGTTCTATGTTCTTCCAGCGGCATTCAAAACTGAGGTTGCGAAGGGCTTTGATGCGTCTCAGTTCGCCAGAATCCTTTGCAACGCCGGGCTTCTTCGAAAACCAGCCAGCGGTAAAGGTTATCAGACTTTAACTCCCAGATTACGCCACCTTAACGGGCAGCGTCTTCGTTCATATTTGTTAGTTCAGCTCGATGAAAGCGAGGAGAAATCATTATGACAGCTCATATTGCAGCACACGGGCGACTGGTTGCCGATGTTCAGAGTAAAACAATATCCAACGGAAACCAGATGGCATTTACCCGAATGGCTGTTGCTCTTCCCTGCCAGAAAGCTGAAAACGGAGAAACGACATTATGGCTGGCTGTTACTACATTTGGTCGTCAGGCAGAACTGCTCAGCAAGCATTCTAAAGGTGACATTATCAGCGTTTCAGGAAGTCTGCAGGTAAGCCTGTGGGTTGACGGGAATGGTGAAACCCAGTCCGGCTTACAGGTCATTGCTGATTCAGTGATAAGCGCCAGAACCGTCCGTTCAGGTGGTAACCGGAAAATTTCAAATGGCGGTAAATCACAACAGCCGGCTCCGCAGTATTCCGACGATGTACCGTTCTGATATCAGGTGATGAAGATGAAAATTGAAAATATTCGATTAGCAGAGGTTTCAAATGCGTGATATTCGGATGGTACTTGAACGTTGGGGCGCATGGGCAGCAAGTGCCGATAACGGTATTTATTACGCACCCGTTGCAGCTGGGTTCAAAGGTCTGCTGCCATCATCCCGAAAGTCTCGCCCATCATGCAGTGATGATGATGGATTGATTATCAATGAGGCGATGGTTCGGCTGAAAAAGCATGACCCGTTGCTCTGCGTGATGCTGGAATGGTATTACGTTTTGGAGATACCTGTTCGCACTATGGGGTCAAGGCTGGGGGTATCTCATACTCAAATCCTGAAAAGGCTTCAGGCTGGAGAAGGTTTTGTAGAAGGGGCTCTGGCAATGATCGACGTTACCCTTGAGATTGATCGTGAATGCCAGAAGGAGCAAGTCTATACGGCGAAGGCAAAAAAGGTTGTGGAATTCCAAAAAGCTATTTAGCCTGTTAAGTGTGGTCACTTAGACACGAGCTTATCGCATTCAAAACCTCGCTCCGGCGAGGTTTTTTCGTTAAAGGACTACGGACTCCTGCCGATTAAGATTGGCAGGAGGATTCTATGAAGAAATTGTTGTTATGTGTGGTTTTTGTCGTGTCTGGTTGTGCCTCATCCGCATATGAAAGTGGATGGAACGCAGAGAAAACATATGATGCTTTTCACGAATGTGCTCAGACATCATTTTCTCCTGGTTTTTATTTTCCTGAAAATGCTGATCGGCTAGTTTCCATGAGTCTTCTCTCAAAAGAAGAGGCCGCAAAGGCAAAGTCGCATAATGTTTCAGTTGGCGATAAAGAATGTGTAGCTTATGCGGCTTATGGTTTCAATGTTTCTCAATATCAGTTTTCTACAAATACTAAAAAACAGCTAGTCAGTCGGAGTATTTCATACACCTGTGATAGGGCCTTTGTAGAATGCCCCGGGAAAAAAATTACGATTGCTGACGGTAAAGTCATAAGTATCGAAAACATCCAAAAGTAATATGTCGAGAAAACCTTTCTCGGTTAGTTTGATTATTTACCATATCCAAAGGCTCGCTTACGCGGGCCTTTCCTCTTTTCAGACCTCTGGGACAGAGCTCAACTGTCTACAGGTCGAAGTTGGCATAGCTCAGTATCTGAATTAAAGCAGTTCTGGCTTGTTCGACATTATCAGCGAAGCCAGAGATTTCTACTGGAGCATGTTTTACGAAGTCGATTGCTTCATCCCGCTCAAGAGTTCCCTTCACTATCAGTTCAGAAATAAGTGCAAATGTGAATTCAGAGCGAGCTACAAGGTTAACGACGTTTTTTTCTGCAACGTACTGCGCTTCTTTAAGTTTTTTTATCTCAGCAGTCAGATGGTTAATCTGTTGCTCAAGTGCCGAACTCATAAGTCCACCTTTCTTAATTGTGTCCAGACCAAAATAAGTACTTAGTATTATAACCGCCTGGCTGAATGATGGCGTGCTGATGGATCTTACACTGCTGGTGATTTTCATCATCGTGCTGGTGGCCTGTCGGTAATGGTCCTGTAAACCAAAAAAAGTTATTTCCCTTATGGCCTGCCTAATTGTGCAGGCCTTTTTATTCCCCTCATTCTGAGAGGACTCACAGCATATACGAGGGGGCTAAATGTCCGAACCTGTTTCCGGTTCCGCTGCGGCGGCGAGCGCTTTAACCGGTGCCAGTTTGTATGGCTTGTTAACTGGCACCGATTACGGCGTTGTGTTCGGTGCGTTCGCTGGTGCCGTGTTCTATGTTGCCACGGCTGCCGATCTGACGATTCTCCGCCGTTCGGCCTACTTCATCGTTTCTTACTTCGCTGGCGTGTACGGCTCCGGGCTGGTGGGTTCAATGCTGGCAAGCGTCACCCATTACAGCGACAAACCGCTTGATGCGCTCGGTGCGGTTTTGCTTTCCGCGCTGGCGATTAAGACGCTCACCTTCTTTAGCGAGCAGGATCCCCTGTCGCTGCTGCAAAGGTGGCGGGGAGGGACAAATGGTAACAAGTGATCCGCTGGTGCTGACCAACGTGGTGACCAGTACCGCTATCGTTCTGCGCCTGATGATGTTTCGTAAGCCAGGCGGGCGACACAACTGGTGGGCGTCATGGCTGGCTTATCTGATCATCCTGGCTTATGCCACGGTGCCATTCCGTTTCATGTTCAATTTCTATTTCCATGTTCACTGGGCCTCCGTGCTGATGAATCTCATCATCTGCGCTGCTGTATTCGCGGCGCGCGGTAACGTAGCCAGGATTTTTCACGTACTGAGGCCAGAATAATGCAGATCAGCGATAAGGGCATTGCGCTCATCAAACAGTTTGAAGGTCTGCGGCTGACGGCGTATCAGGACAGCGTGGGCGTGTGGACGATCGGCTATGGCTGGGCGCAGCCGGTGGACGGGAAACCAATCCGCGCCGGGATGACCATCAAAGAGGAAACGGCAGAGCGCCTGTTGCGTACCGGGCTGGTGAGTTACGAGAGTGACGTGTCGAAGCTCGTTAAAGTGAAGATCACGCAGTGCCAGTTCGATGCGCTGGTTGCTTTCGCCTACAACCTCGGCGCCCGGTCGCTTTCCACCTCGACGCTGCTGAAAAAGCTAAATGCCGGTGATTACCGCGGCGCCGCCGATGAGTTCTTACGCTGGAATAAAGCTGGCGGGCAGGTGCTGGCTGGTCTTACCCGTCGCCGTGAGGCAGAGCGTGCATTATTCCTGGATGGTGCGTGATGAACCGCATAACTGCTATTGCATCAATTGCGGCGGTAGTCGTTATTGCCGTTCTGGCAGCACTGCTGGCATTTGCAAAAGCTGACCTGTCCACTGCCGAAAGCGATAACCGCGTCCTGAAGAGTGACAACGCGCTGCAGGGGCAGGTGATTGCCACGCAGGCATTTAACGTGAACCGGTTTAACCAGGTGGCGCAACTTGCTGCCAGTGCTAACGCCGTGGTAGCCGGTGATGCCGAAAAAACCGTTATTGAATACCGGGAGATTCTTCGCCGTGAGAAAACCTGTGATCTGCCTGTTCCTGCTGACGTTGCTCGCGGGTTGCTCGAATACGCGTACCGTTTACGTGCCAGCGCAATGCACGCCGATTCCGGCCAGTCTGACACAGCCGATGTTAGTGCCGCTGCCACCAGCGGGCTGACATATTGCCAGGCGGTGCTGTGGATTAGGCCGCTACTCGCAACCATCGATCAGGGCAATAACAACCTTGCCGGTATACGGGATATTGATAGTCAGCGGCAGCAATAAAAACAGCCCTCCGAAGAGGGCTAATGGAGAAATATTTCGTTTATCTGATAGGTTCAAGCATTGACTAACGCTCATCCCTGAGCGTTTCCCTGGTGTGGGTAGGAGCCACGTTAGGGTTCTTTAACTGTTGCACATAATTCCTGATTGGCAAGGGCAAGCGGTAATAAAAAGAGTGATTCTGTGTTGTTACTCAGCGAACGAATCGAAACCAGCGGGAAAATGATTGCGGGTCTGCAAGCGTACATTGAGCAGTGCATTTGATGATTAAGTGGCTGTAAATAACAACAGCTTTTATGTGTACTTTTATGCATTGATAGTTTTATTATTGTTGATGGTAAATCCAATTCAATCAATAATTTAACTTTGGTAAAATGGTATCTATGAAACGCATAAATGTATTGTTTGTAGCGCTTTTTCTTGCAGGGTGTACTAATTTCTCCGCACAGCAACCTTATCGTTCCGCGAATGGTGAGCGTATGGTCATTAGTGCAAATATGCCCAATGGTATGTTGAAGTTGTGGATAAATGATGTCCTGGTGGTTGATGATACATCCCTTAACCAGGATAAAAGCCTCGCAGCAGCTTTCAGCCAAAGCTATACAAACGTTTACAATGGTACCTATAAGGGGCAAAAAGTTATGGCTCGCTGTAAGTTTTCCCGTGACTCAAGGGAGTGTGATGTGTTCGTAGATGGCGAGCATGCCGCCAACCTCTTCCTGAGATAAATTTTACGACTCAGGCATTACAGCAGGTATTCACTGAGTGCCTGTGAAAATGCTTTGATCAGATAAATCTGAAGGGTAGTCTGTAGCCTCCATAGCAAAAGGAGGTTGTAATGTTAGAGAACTATTTTCCTCAGGTAGCAAAAACCCAGGAAGAAGCAACTAAGCTTAATCAGAGACTTCTTGCCGTACAGGCGGCTCTGGAAATTGCCAAAGCTTCGGTTTCTGCATCAACAACACACAGTGGATCAAAGACACTTTACGATTTAGATAACGTAACGAAGAAGATAGAAGCTCTGGCTGACGCCATTCAGGATGCCCTTGAAACTGACGATTAAATTCCCATAAGGGTTACTCAATATTTAATAAGAGCCACTGGCATCCGCTGGTGGCTTTTTTATTGCGCTTCGCATGCGCTAAACAATCGAGAGTCTTTCAGTCGTGAGCCTGGGGAAAGCTGTTTTCTCGGGCGGCTGTCCCATGCGACAGGCTCACATCTAAAAGGAAAGCATTATGCGAATAACTGTGCTTGACAATGATCCGGGAGAGCGAATTATTTCCGGTCGAGAACGTATAACCGTCTATCTCGATGGTGAAGAGGTCAAACGTTGCCAGACTGCCGACGACGTATTGGGTGAGGTGGTTTATATCGAAAGCGATGATAATGGCAGCATTCTTGTCGTGAACGGCGAAGTTCAGCGCCGCACCTGTCATGGACATGTGAGGATTGAGCGATGCCGCAAGTAGTTATTGACGGTGTCCAGTATGTTCCAGCCGTTGCTGAACACAATCCCCGTATCGGCATTGCCATTTCCACCCATAACCGTGCCGGTGTTCTGAGCCAGGCTCTGGAGCATCAACTCAAGTATCTTCCTCCTGGTGCGCTGGTGGTTGTCGTTGACGATGGTTCTCAGCCACCAGCAGCGGTGCCCGACGGCGTTAAGCTGATCCGGCACGAAAAATCGCTGGGCATTGTGGCAACGAAGAATGCCAGCCTTGCCGCGCTGATGGATGCCGGATGCGAGCATCTTTTTCTGTGGGACGATGACGCATGGCCGGTTGCTGATAGCTGGTGGTTGCCTTATATCACTTCACCTGAGCCTCACCTGGCCTATCAGTTTCTCGATCTCGCGGGCGCGCGCAAGCTGAATGATATTGCGGTGCTGTACCGCGACGTTAAGCATGTGGCTTACACCGGCCAGCGCGGCGTGATGCTTTACTACCACCGCAGCGTGATAGAGCGCGTCGGCGGCTTTGATCCGATTTACGGTCGCGGCATGTATGAACATTCTGATCTTGCACTGCGTATACACAACGCCGGGCTGACCTCCTGGGCGTTCGCCGATGTGGTGGGTTCTGAAAAGCTCATTCACTCGCTGGACGAACATGAGCAGGTTGAACGATCGGTACCGCGCCCGGATCGGGAAGAGCAGGTTAAGCGCAACGTTAAGATTCACAACGAGCGGCGCGACACCGGGTATCCGGGACCAACACAATCGGGTGTGGCATGGTCAGCCGTTCCGCGCGCAGCACAGAACCAGATTACTGCTGCGCTGGTGGCACAAACTACGGAAGCCCTGCGCGGACTAAACTATGACAAAGCGAACTGGCAGGCGGTTTTCAGTGCCAGCGGTGACATCACCGTTATTCTGCCGGACGGATCTACATTCTTCGGGCCGAGCTGGAACAAGATTTCTGAATTGCTTAACAGTATCGATCCTGATGCTATACAGGCTCTGGCAAACCAGATTCATGCAGATGCAGAACAGGTTGCAGTTGATCGTCTTGACGTTGATGCAAAGGCTGCGCAGGCATCAAACGATGCGGCGACATCCAGTACAGCAGCAACTAACGCCACAGCGGCGAATACCGCCGCACAGTCCGCAAAGACAGATGCCATAAATGCGAAGATAGCTGCGGAGGCTGCCCGGGACGCAGCACAAGAAGCTAACCCCACATTACAACTCACCAAAGCGGCCAACCTGTCAGACGTCGCAGATGTGGCAACTGCCAGATCAAATATTGGCGCGGCAGCGAAAGGCGCTAACAGCGACATCACAAGCATAACGGGTCTGACCACACCATTAAGCCTCGGGCAGGGTGGTGTCGGTGCCACAACGCAATCAGGGGCAAGGAATACCCTCGGTGTGCCCGCCGGCATTACGCAACAGATGATATCTGCATGGGTATCCTTTAATGGGTCGAATGGGATAATGAACGGAGGTTTTGGCGTCAGCAGCGTCACCCGGAACAGCGCAGGTAACTACACTGTAAATTTCTCCACGCCACTGACTACAAACTACGCGGCAATCTCACTGGCAACTGCTGGGTCAGGAGCCGGAGTTGCTACAGGGCAGTGTGGGATGATAAGCGCAGGACTTAACTCGGCAACTTTCGTTACTTTTAGTAACACGTTTTCTCAGGTTGATTCCGCAGCCGTCTACTTTGCGGCTGTCGGGGGGAGATCATAATGCAGGTGATTATCTATATGGAAAATGGATTTTCAAAAGTCACATTTCCCTACCTTGATACAGGAATGACGATTGAGGAAATAGCGCAAAAAGATGTTCCTGACAGGCTTAAGTATTTTATTGTTGATTACGATAGCTTACCGACAGAACCACAGGAGAGCTGGGACATAGACGATGACGGGAATGTCACTGTGAACCAGGAAAAATTACTTGCGATTACAGTAGCTTCACACCAGATGCACAAGACGCGATTGCTCGATGATGCAAAAAACACAATCAACATATGGCAGACAGAGCTACAACTGGGAATTATCAGTGATGATAATAAAGCCAGACTTATTATATGGATGCAATATATCAACTCGCTTCTTAATGTCGACATAACTACCAGTGCCGTCACCTGGCCGCCTAAGCCAGAATAAAATATTACTCATAACTTATTGTCAAAAATAGAAAAACTATCTTGTGATCGTTTTTCTCCAACGATGCGGTATTGATCTGATCATCACAACAATATACTGTATTTATATACAGTAAATTTAAGGGCAGATCATGCCGCGTAAACCAGACATTCACGCAGCCTTTGTGGCCGCCGTCCAACTCAACCCTAAAGGGTATCGATATTTACGCACGGATGACTTTATCCGCGAACTCAGCCAGCGTAACTGGCACTTCAGCCAGGAGGATGCGAACAACTGGATAGAGAGCTATCAGCCAGACTTTACCGACCGGACAACTGACTTCAGCGAGAACCGTCTCTGGATGTTGAGAAGTATGGGGATGGTAAGATAATGGCTTTTACTTCTCCTGCCACCGCCCGTCACATGCAAGAATGGGAGCGGCCAGTTGCCCTGTGTTTATGTCAGACTTTAGAACAGTCCTCTACTGGGGGCGCTATCGAGTGTCTCTTTTCTCAATGTGTCTGGCTTTCCATTCAGAATAATCTCTCAATAGCCATCTCGAACTTCTTCCGATCTTTATCGGGGCAGGGAACCCCCCATTTTTTATGAGCTTATAAAAGTAGCGTGATGTAAATCCAGAGTCATTTATTATGTAAAGCATGTCGATGAACGAATCATCAGTAAGGTTTGAGCGTGTTTTTTGCATGATATAAACACCGATAGCGCGTTTTATGTAAGGATGGATGCAGACGAACAGAATTGCGAGAGGGGTTGATGGAAAAGCTAACACTGACAAGAAAAGAGGCTGCTGAGATACTGGGCGTATCTACGCTTACTGTTTCCAGATGGGTATCCGAGGGGCGATTGAAAGCCTACCGAGTCAGTAACAAACCAAAGTCCCCTTATCTGTTTACACGTGAAGATTGCATAGCCGCATTGTCTTTTCCTGAAAATACAGCAGAGGCTGGACTATCACATACGAACACAGCTAAAAAAAGTAGGGTACCAATACAAACGAATAAGGCAATACAAACAGAACTCAACTCTTTGTTGCAAATCAGAACAAAGGGAAGAATGAAAGATTTAACCTAAGCAAAACTGACTGAGGAAAGGTGGTAGCTACGCATTATTCTGACCGGAATTTCTCATTTCTTCTCATATAAGCTCTAACTGAGGAGGGAGCAGGCATATCGGATTGTGTTCATGTGGCATCTGGAGCTCAGTGCAAATCAAAATGTAATTCTTGTAGCGTTACATTTTAAGATGGAGTAGTTCCAAAACAGGCCAATGGAACTACTTTTTGTCGAATGAATTGTTCCATTTTTTGTTTTTTTATATTTATAATTCAATAAATTGTCTTAGGTGGAACAATAGGAACAACCGGAACGAATGTTTTTGCATATGTATACTTGATTCTCTACCGTAAGTTCATGCCCAATGGATAGGCAGCACATAAAGCGGTGATGTGACGGGGGTATATTTGGGGGTATTTAATAAAGTAAAACGATTAATTTTACTTCTTAATCAAATGGTTATGCTTCTATATCGAATCCTGTAGGGACCATTTAAAAACAATGTATTACGCTTCCTTCACTTCTTTTTTCATTTCCGTTGTGGGACATATTCGCGACACAGGCCCGAAAATTGAGCCAATGTGCTTCGTGTGCCCGGTTAAATGGTCCGGTGTCAGTGAGCATGTTTACGCACTATTTCTCTGCTTTTCCGGCTCCCATTGCTGACCACAACGAGCACGACAACACAGCAAAAAAAGCGGAGAGGAAATGATGGTGATTTCCCCTCCACCTTAGGATCACGCTTGGGAGAGAGGTTAAATCTTTGCTCCTATGATTCTTGAGGCAATCGCTTTCGCCGCTTCAAGCTTTGCTTTCCCTGCTTCAGAATGCGTGCCAGATTCAAATGCTTTGAAGTTAAGCTCAATGTTCTCCACGGCTTTCTCGATGAACACTTGCGGCAACTCTGAGCAAATGGACTGAAAAATGATTTCATACGCTAAAGCACGACACTGCAGGTCATTAATCGCGTCTTCTACTGGCTTCATAACCTCTCCTTAAGAAATACTGTGGCGCTCACTAACGAACAAGAAATGTTCTGTCGCGAATACCGGTGCGATGTGAATATTTAATATCGTTCAGTTAGGCAAATAAAACCAGTGGAGCCACGACCAAACCGGATCGGGATAACATTGAGACGGCGTCTCGGTCGGATTGATGCCAGGTGTCAGGATTGCATCATCATCGACATGGTAGAGACTTCCGGTACAGACTTGATGGGCCAGACTCGCGGATGATTTCACCCTCAGAGCGCGAATCAAAACATCAGTCCTCAATTAACTGGGCTGCAACAGTATCTGTGCTGATAGTGGCTTGATCGTGCTTCGTTGCTGGATGGCAATATAAACGATGATCATATGCAGGCTTTGTGCATTGTTGCTGGCTTCGGAGCGCATAGGGTGTTCACGACAAACGATATGGTTAACAGATGGTGAGGTGGCAGTAATTAATAAAAGGCCGGAGGTTTATTTTTCCAGCCTTATGATTAATAAACGAATTGCGTTAAATTTTATCGGACGCGTCTTTTAACGCTTCTATATCAATTTCTGCGTCGTTTGTTTCAAGCAACTGAGTTAACTGAATAAGATTGTTAAATTCATTCATAAGTAATTCTGCATCTGATTTCAGTGGCATATCAGCCGCATCAAGCGCTGCGTTAATCGCTTTTTTTACGTTATCAAGCATTTCATTCATGCCACCGTTTTTGCCAAGTGTCAGCAGTAATGCCCCGATGAGTAAAGACTGCGCTTCCACTTTAGCGGCAAGTAGCTTGGCTTCCGCATCCATTTTCGAGATTTTTGCAATCACACTGAGTATTAAGTTTTTCATAAGTGCCCCTGTTATTAGCCGTATCACCCCTGGATATATTATGGTCGAGATTTCAATAATGAAGGATGAAATAGTTTTGTTGTGGTTCTACATCCTTCCGGCATCCGGCTGGCCTGAAGTGTGGATGAATTGATTGATACTTATAAAGTTATAAATAACGGGGCGCAGGGCGTGCACGGGAACCGCTCCATAGGCAAGACCCTGATAGGGTAATCACTACTGTGGCCGCAATATGAGAGCTCATTCTACGCATTCTACGCGGCTTAACGTGAGCGCGATGCCTGCGAACAGAGCCGGGTGAGGAACATTGCGATGTGAGCCACACCGTTGGTGAGGTTAACGACTGGACAACTGCTGAAGTGATCCAACAGTTGCTTTACCCATGCAATCTCTCTTTGCATGTCGTCCTGCGGTTACTTAAAAACAATGATGCTGGCCTGATTCAGGCAGAAATGAGTGCTGCGGATTTTTATCGTCAGAACCGTCTGATTCGATAACCGGCCCTGATATTTAGACCGGTTTCTCAACATAGCCCGGTTTTAAGCGAAAGCAGCTTTGTCATGATGGAAAATTTTACTGCAGTGCGGGCACATTAACGCTGCGCCTTTCTGGACTCGGGAGAAGCTATGTTCTGACTGTTGTGAACAGTGAGGGCAGGCACATTTGGTGAGGTAATTGCGATTGTTTTTTGAGTCTTTGCGTTGTGGCAT